GGCGCGTGCCTCGAGCGGGAGTGACCTGCAACTGCTGGATGTCGGCCTCGGTGCGCTCCATCTTGGCCTCGAGCTTGCCGACGCGGCCATTCTGGGTGCCGACGCGATCGCGGAGCTCTGCGGTAATCCGCTTCTGCTCGCTCATGGCCTCGTCGTTGCGCCGAAACCCGTTGGCCAGATCACGCTGAATCGCGTCCAGTTGAGTATCCCGCGCCCGCACGCCGTTCTTGTAGGCGAAGGTCAGCACGGCCATCACGACAGACGCGCCGACCGGGAACACCGCCAAGAGAACGGCTAGCCAGGTAGGCATCAGCGGAAATGTGGCGCCGGAAACGAGACGTATCCGATCGCGTTGAGAAGAATGAGAATCAAGAGAATGACGAACAGAATCTTGACCACCAGCGGAAAGGGGTCGGGCAGGGGCAAGAGCGTCGTGCACCAGTAGAGAAGACCCAAGACGATCACGTAGACGATGAGGCTGAGCACGGGCCTAGCTCGCAACCTGCGCAACCACCTTGTCAACCAGCGCGGCCAACTTCTCCTGAATCGGCTCGGTGACCTTCTGGCGAGCGGCGAACGTGGTGGCAGCCTGGATGGCCGGGACAGCGTTTGCGATTTCCTGAACGAGGGCGATTCCCTCCGGCAGGTCTTCCAGAGCTTCGGGTAGTGTAAAGGGCACTTTCTTACTCCTTGGGTTTTGGCGGATCCTTGAGTTCGGAAACCGCCTGGTTGAGGGTTGAGATGAACGCTTCCTTGGTCAGATTTCCTTGTGAGTGGAGGTCTAGAAGTTGGGAGAAGATCTTGAGGAGCACGGCGATTGCGGCACCCAAGGTCACTTCGCCCCCATCGATTTAGCGATGGCCTTCAGCTTCTTCTTGAAGGGCTTGGGGAGTTTGCCGACCTTGTAGGCCTTGTTGGCGAGCTCGGTCTGGCGTTTGGCTTCCTTGAGTTCGGTTTGGCGGCCGGCGCAGGTTTCGGGTCCCTTGACTTCGACGCACTCCCACTCGTACTGCTGCTCCGCGACGATGTAGGCGGAAGTGGTGTTGGAGACGAGGTGCAGGTCGGAGCAGCCCGCTGCGAAAAGGGTAAGCGCCAGCATGGCCAAGCCTGTGGCGCGCTTTTGTCGCATTAGAAGATTGTCAGAGGGTTAGATGCCAACCCAACGTGTCCCCCGCCGTACATGGCGGGAGTGGGGTTAGCGGTTGGCGAGGGCGGATAGGCGGTCTGCCGTCTGCTGATCCTCTCGGCTACGTGCCGCGTTGGCCATATCGTTCAGAATCTTCATGCGGATATCGCTCGGCCGGCCAGCGGCAATCGGGGTCACGTTATCCGGCGTTGACGCGTCCTCAAGTGCGCTTACGTAGGCGCCAACCTTGGCCTTTGCGGCGGCCATCTGGCCACCGCCGCTGGCCTTATTCAGCGCGATCGCCAGCCGCGACTTGATGCCAGGATTGTCAAAAACGGCCTTCATAAAGCCAGCCACGGCGCCTACGCCACCACTGCCGGTGACGGCCTTCGCGGCGGTTGCGGCAATCGGAGTGCCGATTCCTACGATCTGATGGTTGGACACGGCCTGAACCCGCTTCGTCAGTGCGGGTTCCAGGCTCAAGAGCGAGGATTCCCGGGCGTTGAGCGAGGAGAGTTCTGGGAACTGCGCGGCAAGTTCGTCCTTCAGCCCGCGGGCAAGCGCCTTCTGCGTCTCGATTGTCGCCGTCTTGAGTTCGCCATACGCCTTGGAGCCGAGTGAGCGGTACGTGCCCTGCTTCATGGCTTGGGCTTCCGATGCGGTCATGTTTCGGACTGCGCCGCCACCCTCCGGTTGGAGTTGGCGAAGAAACTCATCCCGCGAGGCGTCGATGGCCGCCAGATCGCCCTCCGGGTTGACCTGATTGGCGAACTTGGGCTCAAGTTCCCGGGTGTACTCAACCGCCCTCCCGGGGCTGATCTGCCTTTTGGGGCCAGCCGCGTCGATTCTTGCGGCAATCTGGGAGTTCAGGTCGTCCACAAGGCCAGACAGCTTCTCGAGGCCGCCACGGCTGACCGGAATCCCCTCCTGAAGCCCCGCTTGCACCATTTTAGCAGTCTTGTCGGGGGTGATCGTGCTCGAGGGCTTCAGCGCGCTCTTGTACATCCGCTCCGCAGTCTGCTGAAGGCGGCCGCCGCCCTCGTCCGCGACCGGATTCTGGGCGACGTACTCCTCACCGGGGGCGGCCGGAGCTTTGAGAAGCGGAACACCGCCAGCGATCATCTCGCTTGCTTGGGCGGCACGGTTTCCCATCTGCCTAGCGGACTCCGGGGACTCTCCAGCGAGCTCTCCAGCGCTGCGGGTGATTTCTGCGGCACCAGCGCCCAACGGCGCAAAGCCCGAAGTGACGGCGCCCAGCGCCCCGGCGATCGCATTCGTGAGTCCGCTATCTGTCGCCGGGTGTGCCACGGTCTGCGCCAAGTCCTCGATCGGATTGGACGCGAATTGCTTCACGCCTGAGACGGCGCGGTTGTAGTTCTGCGTCAGCCGGTCCCCGGCTTGGCCAAGGTAGGAGTCTTTCAGCGCTCCGAGGACTCCGGGACCGGAGGTCTTGCCGATCTTCTCCGCGCCCATGCCGCCGAGTAGCCGCTGCCGAGCGATCTCGGACAGACTCGGCATATCCGATGCCGGTACGAGTTTGTCGTCGGTCGGGAGATCGTTCGCCGGTACGAGTTCCTCAGTCGGCATAGACCCACTGGCCTTGCGCGTTCTGCTTGATCGGTCGGCCGCTCTTGCTCACCGCTTGGGGCTGACCGCCGGCGACGGGTTGCTGCGCGGGCGCACCCCCAGGAGCACCGCCGCCCAGGTCAAGCCCGATCTTCCTCGCGCCCTCTTGAGCCTCCGGGCTGACTACGTTATCGAGGTCGCGGCCAATCGTGCGCTTGTACCGGAAGTTGAGCTCGTTGAACCGAGCCTTCACGACATGGCCAAGAGACCGAATCGCGGCCGTGATCTGCTGCGGGGAAGAGTTGTCGTCAAGAATGGTGTGGATCGCCTGCTGATCCTGCACCGTCGTCGCGTATCCCTGCTTGAGGAAGTTGGCCGCCTCAGTCCTCACCGGCTCAAGAGAGGTAATGAACTGCTGGTATCCGGCATCGCCCGAGATGTTCTTCTGCCAGAAGGACAGGGGCTTGTTCAGGGCCGGTACGTTGGAGCGGTCAACATTCTGCAACGCATCCATCGCCCCGCCGGCGTGCTCGAGCCACGTTCCGAAAGACGCAAGCTGCTTGGAGGAGTCGCCGCTGGTGTAGTCTTCGATCAGCTTCAGTTTGCGCTCCGTGGCGGCCGGGGAGAACTTCGGATCAAGCTGTTTCGCGGCGGTGTAGAGGTCGATCCGGTTTGCGGCGCCGCGGCCGACCAGGCTGTTCATGTTGACCAGCGCATCGGGGTCATTCGTAACCAGCCCCTTGGCGATGGAAGCGATCTGCTCGGGTGTAGCGATGTTCGGATTGTTGTTCGCGGCGTACGCGCGCTGGATCTCGGCCACCGACGCGCCGGGGCGCTGTTGCCGGTACTCCGCAGCGAACGTCTGACGATCATTCGGCGTTGCGGGCGTGCGGCCAGCCTGAATCTGCTGAATCTTGAACTTCCCGCGAGTCAACGTTGGATCGCTCTGTAGTGCCTGCTGGTAAGCCTTCTCATCGAAGCTCGGCGCCTCGGGCGGCGTGTACCCGCTGATGTCCTTCCCGGCCATGTACGCTTCGAACGGGTTGGTGATCTTGTCTGGCCCCTGACCCGTGTACTCAAAGTTGGCGCCAGTGTTCAGCTTGCCGCTAAGCTTGACCCCCTTGGGCACCTTCGTGAAGTCGAGGTTCGATAGCTGATCTACCGGGACCGTCTTCTCCTGGCTCAAGAGCATTTGCGGGAAGGCTTGGCGCCGCTGCTCGGGAGTCATCGCCAGAAGGGCTAGCCGCTGGCTCTGATCGAACTGCGGGCCACCGGAATCCGCCGGGGTCGATACGGTTCCCGGTCGCGGAACGGGGGTTTGCGCAGGCACCCTGCTCGTCGTTGAGTCCGTGCCGCCGCCGTAGGAGTTTGTTGCCGCGTCCGTCGCCTTGCTCTGGTCCGCAAGAGGCGCTCCGGTGTTGCCGCCGGCCGGCGCAGTCTCCGGGCTTAGGTAGCGAGCAATCATTTCGTCGGAGTGCTGCCGTTCGCTCGCCTGCTGTCTGAGCTCCTGAAGCCGCGCACCCTCAAGCTTGTAGTTCTGAAGCGCGCCAATGGCGCCCAGGCCGCCCTGTACCGCGGCACCGCCGTAGCGTGGCGAGATGGCTCCCGCTGCCGCGGCGGCGGCCGGGATCAGGAGTTGTGCGAGCGGCGAGGAGAAGAAATCGTAGCTGTCGTCGGCCATCTCAGTACTGCCCCGGTCGCTTACCCCATGCCGCAGTCGGCTTCAGCGAGTCCAGCCGCGGGCCCATCGTCGGGCCGCCACCCTGCGAAGTCGGCACCATCTGCGGCCCCGGCGGGAGAAACGACGGCGGCCGGATGGGCGGCGCCTTCTGCTTGGTCTGCGAGGCGAACGCCGGATTAAAGTTCGGCTGCACGCTCGGCCCGGGGCCACCGCTCCACGGTCCCGGGGTCTGCTGCGGCCCGGATCCCGGTGCCATGCTCGGGCCACCGCTGCTACCAAAAGGCGGCGCAGGGTTGAACGACGGGCCGACCCACGGCCCGGGAGTCTGCTGCGAAGTGCCGGGGGGTGGACTAGCGACCGGCGGCCCCATTGACGGCGGCATGGTCGGTGGCCGGAACGGCGGGCTGCCGCCCGGGCCCGGATTCCAAGTCGGCCCGGGCTGCTGCCCGGGAGGCGTCCCCATTGGGAAATCGCCCAGCTTGGCGTTCGTCCATGTCGAAGGATCCGGCAGACGCGAGCCGCCCTGCGTCCACCAGGCCCACGGCTTTAGGTCTTGCAGCGTTCCCGGCTGCGATGCGGTCTGCTGCGGAAGCGTCCCGGGCGCGAACGGAGGCGGCGTTGGTGTGTACATGACTCAGTACCCCCCGTAGGGGTTCTTGCGTCTGGCCAAAATGGCCAGCGCGGTAGGAGAGAAGTTCATCTGCCCCTCTTGGGGCATCTGCGCCGACGGCCCTTGCGGACGCTGCGCGAGCGTCCCAACGAGGCTCGCGAGGGCGCCCGCGTAGGCTGAGTAGTCCTGCGACTTTGATCCGTTAGGATTCGTCGTCAGGCCGCCCGTCGATTGGGCGACCGTTGCGGCCTTGGGGACTTCATCCACTACGTGAGGAGGCGTCGGGTCCTCCCGTTGGCTTTGGCTGTGGAAGTCGCTATCCCTAGATCCGGGCGGAGCGGATTCATCGTTAAATCTGAATCCGCCGTGCTCTTGGCCCTGATACGTGTTCATCTGCTGACCGCCAAGAGCATCACTCCAACTCTTGTTGAGATCCTGAAGACCCATGCCGTTGATGTCCTCGGAGGGGTCTTTCTTGGCTGCAAAAGCGAGCGCCGTTGGCTGGTCGTTGTAGTTCACGTCGGGTCGCTGGATCGACGCAGCGATGATGTTGTTTCGACGGTTCGCCGCACCCTGGCGGGCGTTCGCGGCCGATCCCAAGACCGTAGTTAGCGCGTTGACTAAGCCGGAGTAGGCGTCGTAACCCATCTACTTCCCCTGCGTCTTCGTGATGGAGCCGAACGCACTCGGCAGCATCCCGCCAAACGGACCCTCAAGCGCATTCTCCGACAACGCCTGCTGCCGCAGAAAGTCGTTGTACGCGTTTTCGTTGCCCTGCTGCTCCACGCCACGCTGAATCCCGCCCGCCTGAAGCTGCGCCTGCGAGCCCTGAAGCTGCTGGCCGAAGTTCTGGCCCTGTAGCGCGAGCAGTTGGTTGATCGAGTTCTGGTTGGCCTCGCTCTGACGCACGTTCGACCGCTCGCGGCGGTCAAGCTCCGATTCGGTCGCCCCGGTGACCCCCTGAAGCCTCTGCTGCTCGCGGTTGATCGCGTCGAGGTAGAGCGGAGTCATCATCGAGGATTCCGCTTGGCCAAGGGAGTTGGTGAGCGCACTCGAGTTGCCAAGTCCCGCCAACGCGGCCTCGTTCTTGATCGGCTGGCTGCCGATCTGCTCGAAGTTCTTCAGCGCGGAGGCCACGGCGGGATCGTTCATGATGTCCACGCCCTGAACTCGCTGCTGCGCGGCTTGGATGCCCGGGGATTGCCCGAAGGGCGTCGCGCCGGTCAGGCCGCCGTTTAGCATCTGCCCCTGAAGATCCTGAAGGCTAGACATGTTCGGGCCGCCCGTCATGCCGATGGAACGCGGGTCGTACGGCGGGACAGTCCCCGGGTTGTAGCCGGGATCTCCTGGGCGCGGGTTCGGGTAGAACGGCGGCTTAGCGGGCGGCGCGTTGGGGTCAATCGGGCGCTGCGGAGTACCCGGCGCCGGCCCCTGCGGGCTCGTCGGCACCGGACCACGCGGCGTCGGGAGTTGTGGCGTCTGCCGCGGCGCGGGCACCCATGCGCCGCCCTGTGGAGTCGCGCCAAAACCCGTCTGACCAGTCTGCGCCGGCGGCGTGTAGGAACTCGCCTGCGCTGGAGGTGTGTAGGAATCGGCTTGCATGGCGGTCGCCGTCTGGCCGCCCGAGTCACCCGAGCGGTCAAGAGTGGTCGTCTTGTTGCCGCCGTATTGGTTTCCTTCGGACAGGATCGGGCTCGCCATCGCGCCAGAGTCGCCCGTTGTGGCCGGAGGCGTCGATTTCGGGGGTAACTTCGACCCCCCAACCGGGTTGCCGAAAATGTCCTTGCCGCTCGCGGCCATCGCCTGCTTCTGGGCCGTCGTCAACCCCGCAACCTTCTGGTGGAAGTTGCTCTGCGCGACGTTGGCCATCGCCTTGTCCATCTTGGCCACGTCGCCGCTGTAGGGACCGGATTGGCCGCTCTGGACGCCTTGGTTGATGAGGAACTGCGACTCCCCGCCGGGCCCCGCGCCTTCGTGGCTCGCGCCCATGTTCTGATACGTGCCGCCGTTGTAGGTGAACCCGGTTCCCGCGCTCGGCCCCTGGTTGAACCCGACACCCTGACCGTGCAGGTAGTCCGCAGCGGACTGGCCGCCGAGGTAGTTCTGCAACGACTGCTGGTAGAGGCTCGGCTGACCACCAGGCATCGCAAAACTCTGCTGACCGGGAGGCGTGTAGCTGTCCATCATGTACTGCGGCCCCATGCCGCCGTCATTCCACTTCGGCGGAGGACCAGACTGGCTACCACCACCGCCGTTGCCGCCACCGCCGTTTCCACCACCACCATCCGTCCCGGGCGGGGTGTACACCGGCCCCATGTAGCCGCCGTTGTCCCCGTAGACCGGCGTCGGGCCGCCGCCACCCGGCGTGTAGTTCGTCTGTGCGGGCGACACGACGCCACGCTGCGGGTTCATCAGATTCACCAGATCGGCCAGCGAAAGCCCCCGGCTCGGGTCGTATTGCCCCGTGGTCGGTCCCGCGCCAGCCATCGCAGTCGAGTTCATAATGTTGCCAAGCGCCAAGGCCGACAGCGGCGATTCCTGCGTCAACGCCGCAGTCCCGCCCATCCCGTAGTACTCGAGCGGTGTCAAGCCAGCAGTCTGCTCTGGATTCGATCCCGCAAAACCCGTCAGGGGGTTCTGGGTTTGGTAGTCCTGCATTCCGCGGGCAGATTGCAGGAAAAACGGCATCAGCGCGGGGTCAATCTGGCCCTGCGAGTTGGTTAGTGTTCCCTTGCCGCAAGCGAATCCCATCGCCTGCCGCCTAGCATTCAAGACGCTCATTGACTCACTTCCTGAGCAACCGTGATCGGCCGCCGCATGAGAACCATTCCCCGCTCAAACCCGTACTTCTTGGAAAACAGCCGCGCCAACGCTTCGTTACGCGTCGTGCAGTGGATGCTCTTGGCGCCGTTCTTCGTGCCCCACCGCGACAGCCAGTCCAGCATGGCATCCGCAAGCGGCGCGCTGATACGCGCCGACTCCACCTGAAGGATGGTCACGATCTTCGTCCCCATCCAATCGCCCGAGCTCGCCAGAAGATGCCCGATGGGCGTACCGAGCTCGTCCAGATGAAGGAACCCGACCACTCCGGGCGTCGGACGGACGAATTCCGCCCGGATCGTCGCGTCTACCGCGACGGGATCGCCTTCGCTGTCGTACTTCGTGCAGAAGTCCCGCACGCGGCGGATGAGTTCCGGCACCATCGCCCAGGCAAGGCTGTCGCGCTGTTCGATCATGAGAACCGTGGTGCCGTCTTGGACTGGTATCTGCATCAGATTCCAAACATCTTTGACTGGACCGTTTCGATGCTCCACGCGCCCGCCGTGCCCGCGTTGACGCAGACGCCAACGATCATGCTCGCGGTCGTTGTGTCGAAGGTGCTCGAGACGGTTGAAAGCTGCTCAACTTGGGTGCTGGCCGGTGTGGAGAAGCCCGTCGCGCCCACGATGATGTGATTCTTCTCGTAGATCCCCGCGCAGACCCCCGAGGCTCCCACAGCCCGCATTACCGCGTTGATGCGGACAACGCAGCGATCCGCCACGCCAGTGTCCGCGGTGGAGTGGGTGAAGGTCACGCGCGCCGTATCCGCGGTCGTCCCGGCGGTTCCAAAGACGATCGTGAAGACCGGAGTCCCGGTGCCCGCGGTGGACTTCGTGATGCCGAAGACCCATTCCATCGTCGTGCCGACCTGAAGCGTGGAGGCACCGAGCGCGAGGCTTGAGCCGGTGATGTAGAAGTTGGACGCGCCGGGGGACACCGTGCCCGTGTTGCAGTTGGTGACGATCCCGCTCTGGAGAGTGGTGATCCTGCCCGCGTCGTCCACCGAGCTCCACGCCTTCTTGGTATTGTCTGGGTAGAAGTACATCTGCCCCGAGGCCGGCGTGACCGGCTTGCCTTGGGCGTCGAAGAGGAGTGTCGCCATCTAGATTCCCCTCAGGATCGCCGTGCCGTACGCGCGGACCTGCTGCGTGCCGGTCAGCCGCAGCACGCCCGCGAAGATCATCGAACTCTCGGTCGGGATCTGGACATCCCCGCTGGCGAATGGGTGAATGTCCGCGTTGTACATCTCGATCAGCCGCGACGAGACGACTCGGCTGAGATGCTGAATGGCCATTCCGATACGGGCCGCCCAACCGATGAGTTGGTCGTTGGACTGCGGGGCAGACGGCAGCGGAAGGCCAGTGGGGATGTAGGGGAAATTGGAGCTCATCGGCGACCCCGAGGAACGAACGTCAGATCGCAGCCGTCGTAGGCCAAGGTTGTAGTCGCGGCAACAATGTACTGGGCACCGATGAATTGGAAGGTCTGCCTCATGTTGGCGACGTATGCGCCGCCCTGGCCACCACCCGTTGAAACGGTGATCGTTTCATAGCTGGCGCCGCCCTCCACGTCTCCACCGGCCGAGACGGCGGCGCCAACCAGTACCGATTGGCTTCCGGCAACGTCGTGGACGTCTTGGTTGGTCGTGAACTTGGAGTTGATCTCCCGTAGCGTCTTCGTCTGACCCGGTAAACCCCCGTCCGTGTAGCCCTGAGTCCAACTCACGCTGATCGAGTTGCCTACGTCGGTTGCGACGTAGTTCTCCTTCCAACCCACCCCGGTTGCCCCATACAGAAGCACCACCTGCTGGCCAACCGTCGAGCCGGGAATGAACATCAGGCCGCCGGCCGTGATCGTGATGGCGCCGCCGGCTACGTATGACTGCGGCCAGACGGAAAGGTTGGTCAGGTTGACCATGACCGAGTTGATGCTGCCAAGCCCAGTCTTGAAGAACACGACAACTTCGTTGCGCGTGCGATCGTAGAAGGCCCAGGCGTTACTCGCCAGCTTCGTATAGTCCTGATCCATGTACTTCTGGATGCATCGCTGGATGTGGGCACCCATGTGCTGCGCGCCGACACCATCGAAGCGGTACAACGCACCGTCCGCACCCAGGAAGACGTGCGAGCCGTCATTCACCGCGACGACACAGCGCGAGTTGGCCGGTCCCACGTTGCCAAACGTCTTCCACTCGAAGTGGAACGGCACCGCGCCGCCCTGCGCGACCATCATCACGATCGCGTCCGACTTGTAGACGACGCCCTGGAGATCGCCCATCTCGAGCGCCGCAACGATGTCCCCTGGCGTGTCGATCAGAAGCCCGTTGAGCGTCGTGCTCCACCCGGACTCGAAGTCGTTGAACGCGGAGACGTCGTAGCCCACCGGGGAGATGACCCCCGAATAGGTTCCGTTGGCCGTCAGGTTGAAGAGGATGAGCCGATTGGCCAGCATCATCATCGCCCGAGCCTTCGGGGGGTTGCCGCCGACGTCGGAGATCGCCGCGCCCACGCCGTCCCACTTCTTGGGCGCGTTGTTGCCGTCGTTGAGTCCGACGACGTAGCCCGTGCCGCTTTTGGAGAAGATGCGAAAGATGACGTGGTTCGATGCGGACAGCGCACCCGTCAGCCCGGTCCAAGTCCCCGCGCTAAACGTGTACCAGCCGTTGTCGCAGCCCGCAACGAACGCGTCCGCAGTACCCGCGCCGCGCCAGGACGCCGCGGAACTGGAACCGAGCGAGATTACCCCACGTGCCGTCGAGCCGATGTCGGAGCCGAGCGACGCTATCCCCCACCGCGGCTTGACGCGCCCTTGGCGGTAGACGAGGTTGGTACTCGTAATCAGCGCGTCCGGTGCCATCTGTAGGGGGTTCATGTCCAGGCGAACCCCGCCGATCGGCGCAGGAAACGTCACGGTCACAGGCGCAACCATTAGTGGGGTTCGACCATCTGTGGGAACTGCCGCGCCGTGTACCGTCTACGGGAATTGTCCTGGGTATACTTATTCAGCCAGAACTGGTACTCCTCCGTGTAGACACCCGCGCGGTCCTCGTCCAGCAGGAACTTGGAACACAGAGCCGCGGCACGGTAGAGGATCACCTGCCACGGCGCCGGATAGCCAGGGTTGCCGTCTGCCGTGAACGCGTTGGTGTCCGACCCCGCCGACAGGTCCGCGGGATACTCGTAGAACTTGCAGGTAATCGTGATCGACCGGCTCGGCGTCGGGCCAAAGAGGATTTGCGTCCCCAACAGCGTGAACTCGATCGGATCCCCCGCGTCGATGCTCGCCGCCAGCCCGTACTTCTCTACGAACTCGTCGTAGGGAAGCTGGTTCATGACGCTGATCTGCGTTGCGTCATCGGGGCTCACCGCGTAGATCACGATGAACCTGGCGAACGTCCCGCCGGTCGCCAGTTGCGGCAGGTTGTACGCCTGCGTCCCCGCCACCCCGGAGATGTTCTTCGTCTGCTCTGCTATGAGCAGATCGTAGGAACTCACCAACTCCCGAACCGCCAGGTTCAGGGAGTCGGTGATGTAGGAATCCGGCAGTGCCGCGGTGCTCGAGACGGACAGCCAGTCACGAACCCGGGTCTGAAGCTGAGCTAGGGTCGGCACACCTACTTGCGGCCGCCGGTAACGGGTCGCGTCACCTTCTCAGCCGCCGACTGGTCAACCGTGTTTGCGTTGGTCACGCCCTTGACGGGCTTCTGCGCACGCGCACGCTCCGTGCCAGCAAGGCCGCCCGTGGACCGCTCGTTCTTGCGCTGATCCATCGTCTTGCTTATGCCGCCGTCGTCGTCGTACCCGATGCGAGTCTTGTTCGTGTAAGCCATCTTTCTTCCTTACTCCGCGTTCTCGTTGTCGGCGCGACCGTTCTCGGCCAACTCCTCGAACTTCGCCGCCCCCAGTTTCTTGCGTCCGATCGAGGCCGCAAGGGCGCCAGGATTCCTCACCCCGGGTTCGCTCGCCAACTTGTTCTTCAGGGCCGCGAACCGGCCACCCTGCCCCAGCGGCGCACGCGGATTCGGTTTCGCGCTCTCGTGCTCCACCCGCGTCCCGCCCATCTTCGTCATGCGCGCCATCAGTTGCCTCCAGCGAGCTCCGCTTCGTTCGCCGCGCGAATCGCCGCAAGCTCCTCGGCATCCAGCGCCGCAGTCGTCGGGATCCGACGCGACTTGCGCTTCTCCTGCATCTCGATCGCCTCACGCTTGGCCAGCTGCGCGATCTCCTCCGGCGTCTGCACGTCCCAGATGAAGACGTGATACCAGTCGTTGTCCTCGATCGCCTTGACCTGCTCCTCCGAGGTCGCCTCGAAGTACCCGTTGTCGAACTTCACGATGTCGCTGATGTTGTAAGCCGGGTAACGCTTACAGATGAACGAGCGCCCGATGGGCTTTGGTTTAGTAGCCAATGGCTGTCACCTCGAGAAAAAGGCCGTTGGGATCGCCCGCCGCAGCCTCGACAGCCGCGCCAGAGGCGATTGTCTTATAGAGGATCATCTTGCCGTTGGCCGAGTCCCACTGGGGCGCCAACTTGATTCCCGCAGCCGCCGCGGTGCCCATCAGCCCACCCGGAATGATCGTGATGAGCCCGTTGTCGAATCCCATGTTGGCCGCGGTGATCGGGTAGCCACCCGAAGAGTAGGAGCCGTCACCCGTGATCTTGAACTGGTGGATTTTCACTCCGCCCAGCGCGGACCCACGCGGGATGATCTGCTTCGTGTTCGCCGTGAAAGTCAGAGACATTTCGTTACCTCGTTAATCTCGAGCGGAGGGGGCGGGGGACGATTTCCCCCGCCCCGAGCTCGAGAACTTTTACTTACTCACCGATGATGAGGAGGCTCAAAACAACCGTAGACGCGAAGTCCGCGCCGGCCGCCTCCTGCGCGGGGTTCGTTCCATTCCCCTTGTAGAGAATCACCTTCCCGTTGACCCGATCCCACTGCGGAATCAGCGCGGTTCCAGCGGAACCCTGCTTGCCGCAGCCCATCGGAATCACTGCGTTGACCTTGGTCAGACCCCAATCCGAAGCCGTGATAGCGATGCCACCCGCGGCGTAGGACGAACCGTCGCCCACGATCTCCACGTTGACCACCTGCTGCACCACTCGGCCGGGGGAGCCAACCGAAAACGGCGAACCAGCAGACTGCTTGGTAAGTGCCATTTGTGTGCTCCTTCCTTATGCCGAGAACGCGGAAGCGTTCTTGAAGACCCCGTGAGCCGTCTCGAACTGAAGCTCCAGGCCGCACTCGGTCAGGAACTCGTTCTTTGACGCATCGGCGCCCGGCGACTGCCGGTTCTCGAGATACTGAGTGTCGCGGCCACGCAGGTAGCGGTAAACCACCCGGGCCGGATCGACAATGAAGCCCCAGGAGTTGAACGTCGCGTTCTCCGACAGCAGCGGGTGCTGCTTCAGCTGAAGCGTGCCGTACGGGGTGAGCCAGGTCGTCATCTGGACGCCGTACGTGGAGCTCGGCGGGGTCGCGGTGATCGTGTGATGCGCGCGAGCGAGCTTGTTCAGCACGTTCAGCGCACGGTTGCCGACCAGCGCGAGCTTTTCGCTCGAGCCAGACTCGAAGCAGTCCTCCATGAAGTTCTCCCAAGCGTCGATCGAAACGGCGCCGGCGAAGTCCTTCACGTTGGTCGTGATGTAGTTGAGAAGCCCCTGCGTAGTGCGCTCGGGCTTGGAACCCGTGGTGTCTTCCTTCTTCGCGCCGAACATGAAGGCGCGCTCCATCTCGATCGAGTGGAGCTCGAGGGCTTCGCGCTTGAGTTCCTTGATGGCCTGCCCGTCAGACCAACGGACGTTGGTCTGCTTGGCAGTGTTCGTGATGTCGAGGGACGAACGGAAAATCTGGGTGAAGTTGGAGACAACGGTCGGATCGTAGGAAACGGCCGTCGGGAAGTCCGCGCCTTCCATGTAGTGCGAGCCGACAATCAGAAGACCGTCGCCGTCGTTCATGGACGCGGCGGAAACACCCTGGCCGCGGATGACCGTGATCTGGCCGGCCGTACCGGAGGCCGTGACCCAGATGACTTCTAGCGTGCGCTCGTTGAGCACCGCGTGGCCGGGCTTGAACTTCTTGTTGTCCGCGGAAGTCTGGAGCTCGATTACCGTGTCGCCGGAAGTCTGCGAACCCGAGACGATTGCACGCTGCGAGGGCAGCGTCTTCTGGAAGATCTTGAACTCCGGGTCGTCGGTTTCCTCGTCCTTCAACTTGGAGAGGATCGCGGTGAGCGGAGCCGATGCGTTCGGGAAGAGGAGGAGGATCGTCTGGCGATAGTTCTTTGGCCTATCGTCGGAGCTAAACTCTCCCGTTCCCCTCATGCCGAGAACAGGCATTTACTTCTTACCTCGGTGGACCGAAGCCGAGATCGCTCAGGAGATCCGCATCCCAGAATTGCCCCGGGGGCACTTGGCCGTTACCGCCAGTAGGTCGTGGGCTGTTTGCAGTCACCCCGCCGGCGTTGACCCGTTGCTGTTGACGCTGTTTCTGCTGAGCAGCGGCCGCCTTGGCGGCTTCGGCTGCGGTCTGTAGATAGTTGTCTTTGTTGTAGGCGATCCACAGTCGCTCGAGAGTGTCAGGGTCTTGAGCCTGCGGAATCTGAAGATTCAGCGACTCAAGGTAGCCGTAGAAATTCCGACGAGCCTGCGGGTCCGCCAATTGCGCGAAGTGTTCACCCCGCGTCGTGAGATTGGCGATAGCCTGGTCGATCCCGTAAAGCGTGTTGCGAACCATCGAGTCACGCTCTGCCGCGTTGACCTTCTCGATGACCGAAGACACCGCTTGGCGGGCGTCCATGATCAGGCTGTGGGTGAACATGAAACTGGCCGACTCGGCCGGAAAGGCGTCCGCGAAGTCTTTCGAGATGAACCCCTGATCCACGGCCTGCTTGACCACGGGCTGGAACCGCAATTGCATCTCTGCGGCACTGGGCCCCTGCGGCTGCGGCTGGCTGGCGCGCTGCTCCGCAGCCTTCTGCTGCTCGAGTAGCTTTAGGTGCTTCTCTTGGAGGCCAGAGTATTGGCCCGCCATGATGAGCGCTTTTTCGAGATCCTGGGCTTGGTACTGGCGTCCACCGATATTGAAAACTTGGGGTGCTTCCGGGGCCTTCGGAGTCTCCGCGGCCGTAGGCGCAGGTGCGCTCGGTTTCGCTTCGACTTGCGGCGCGTTAGCTGTCGGTTCGGCGGTCGCGGTCGGCTGTGACGACTCCTGCCCCGTGGACTGGTCAGCAGAAAAATGGTCGCTCGTTAGCTCCGCAACGCCGGCGTCTAGCCCGCCCGCGTCTACGTCTTCTGACATGAATCCTCCGGTCGCTGCCGCACGCGAATTGCGCCGGGTAGGCGACCGAAGTCAGTGTGAGGCTGTAGAGAGAGTTAGATGCTACGTCCCCCGCCGTCTATGGCGGGTTACCGTGGCGCGTGTCTAGGCTTTTCTTGAGAGCGTCGTACTCTGCGATTGTTCGGGCGTGCGAATCCAGACCGAACAGGACTTCCTGAATGCGTCCCAGAAGCAACTGGGCGCCTTCCAAGACGCGAACGTCGGTCTGGCTGGAGATTGCCCTGATTCGATCCAGCGCGGCAGTCTTGGCGGCTTCAAACTCGCTGGACTTGAGGTAGTCCCGCGCCCGGAGGTACCCCGCCTCGAGCGAGGAGAGGCGCCGGACATCGGCCTCGAATCGCTCATCCTTCATTGCGTGGGGACGTAGTTTCCCTGCTGAACCTGCTGCTGTACCTGTTGGTCGGGAACGACTTGGACGGGCGCGCCCTGCTGCATCCCCATCGCGGCCATCTGGGCGGCCTGCTGCTGCTGCGCAATCCACTGAGGGTCAACCTGATAGTACTCCTCGATGTCCCTGACCCCCAGGTTGCGAATCGTCTCGTTCAGGATCTCTCGGATGTCGAGCCTCTTGCCGTCCGTCGGGTCCGGTACCCCGATCCCGGGAACTGCACCAAATTGCATGACCGTTTGGAGGATGTTTTGCCACGTCGCCGCCAGCCGAGCAGGATCCCCTCCAGCCACGCCAGAATGAGGTACGTAGTCGAAATTCCCCTGGATGTCTTGGACGCCGATCTGCTGTAGGGCCGCTCCATTGTGTTCCTTCGCCAAGTCTCCTGCGATACGGAAATACTGATCCAACGAGGTGAACTGCTGCCGGTTGGCAATCGCCCGTTCCGCGAGCGGCGCGATGGCCTGCGCGTCCATCATCTTCGCGGTGACCCCTAGCCGCTGCGAGGCGCCGGAGATGATCGCCTGGACTTCCCCGAGCGTCTTCTGCTCCGTCGTCGGCGCACCCATCATCGGGTCGGACGCACCCGACAACCGCTGGCCCATGTCGAACAAGCCCTGCACCATCTCGAGGTGGGAGCCGGTAACGTCGGCCACCTTGAGTTGCGAGTACATCGCGTCGATCGGCGTGCCGCTGCGCAACATGTCGCTGCCGGCCTGCGTCAGCCGAATCCAGCGCGCCGCGCCCGGGTTCATCACGTCCGCTTCCTCGAGTAAGAGCGGATCGAAGATGAGTTCGTTGTTGATGAACTTGCGCACGTTCTCCAGATGGCTGTTCAGCAGCCAGTTCATCACTCGCTGGAGCCCGTCTAGGTTCTCGATCACGCCCGGGTTGGCGATCGTGTGCGGGTCGGGGTTCGTCTCCGCGACCGAATAGCAGAACTGGTTATGCGCGTACGCCGACTTATGGGCGCGGATGATCGTCCGCTCATCCGCCAGCGTGAACCACCAAATCTCGGGCACTTCGCCGCTGCCGAGCTCCCAATCCTTCGGGATCAGCTTCACCTGAAGATGGTCGAGGACGTAGAAGCCCTTGTCCTTCTCGTCGCCCATCTCGCGCAGCGCGAACTGGTCAATCGCAAACCGCGTGCGGCCAACCAGCCGCGAAGTCTCGCCCTGGCTGCCCGACGCCGAAGAAGTCTTCAGCTTGTCCAGATTGAAGTAGGGGCCGCCCTTGTCAACAGAGCGTTCCATGAGCGAAAGCAGCCCAGACATCACCCGATGCCCGAAAAACTCGCCCTCTTGGAGATTCGACATCGTGACGCGGGGATCGGGCCACGCATTGAAGGGATCCACGGCCGTCCAACGGTTGAATTCCCGAATCGTGCCCCACTGCTGCTGCGGACCCGGCGGCGGAACGATTCCGAGCTTGATTCCGATGGCCTGCAGCGGCGAAGGCTGCGGCCGAACCGTCATCCAGCCCGACTGATCCTCCCAGTGGTCGTAAATCACGCCCGTTCCGTAGCGATCGGCGTCCTGAATCATCGACATGACCGAAACGGCGCCTCGAGACTGCGAAAAGTCGTAGTCCAAGACCGCTTCCATGAGTTCCGCGGGCTTTTCGTCCTCGGGGCCGCGCCCAGACACCTGAATGAAGGGTTCCCGGTGCGCAAAGAGGCCAAAAAGCTGCGTTTTGCGCACTTCATGGATCGCATACGACATTGGCACGACGATTGCGCGGTCAAACGGGTTCTCCCGCTTCGCCATGTCGAGCGTTCCGTCGCCTTTTCGCACCGGGCGACTCAAATCGGTGTACATCCGAAGGTGTTCGTCCACGCGATCCCACTCGGGATAGCGCAGACTCATGTTTCGGTAGCTCAGATCGAGTCGCGCACGCAGTTTTTGGACGATTTTGCCGTGTAGAGGCTGATCCGGCGCCAGCCGAACCTGAATCGGCTGCTCTACCTCCGAGATTTGCGCGCCATCGGGCACCGTGAGGCCGTCAGAAGGATCGCCCGTGCCCGGAACGAAGCTGCTCCCTCCCGCGGGACCGCCGCCAAATAGTGAACTCATCGCCAGGGACACGGGCTGGCGCGATACCCGGCAGTCGGAGAGCACGGTACGGAGAGCAGCCTGCTCTTTCCGTTGCAGGTGATGCGCCGCTTGCAGCCGCCGACAGGTGTCGGAGTCGGCGTAACGTCGGTTGCGGTATACCCAGAACTCGTCGTGAGGAGAATTTCGTCCAGACGTGCGCCGACTTCGCGCCCGTAGAACTTGAACGTGTGAACTCCGGCCGTAAGACCAGTCAACACGCGCTGCGTGCCGTGCTGGCCACCCGAGCAGAAGCCGTTACAAGACCCGTCGCGGCGGTTGAGCCGGTTCCAGTAGTAGGTCGTGCTCGGGCTGGTGATGTCCGTCAGGTACAGCGCGTAGGTGCAACCGTCGATCGCGCACGGCTGCTTTGCTTCGGACATATCGAAGATGTTCGTCGCGCTGGTCAGGCCCTCCCCGTCGAGCTCGAAGTACATCGAGTCGGAGTTGGTATCCGCCGTGAGCACTCGCGCCCACACGTACCAGTCGCCCGTCGTCGGGATATTCACCGAACACGTCGCCGTTCCGCCGTTCGCCGGCGTCGTGCTGCCGTCCACGGTCGATGAGACATAGAACCCGCCTGAGGCCGCCGCGTCAGCGTGGGAGGCCATCGGCGCGACCAGCGTGCAGTTCTCCACCTCGAACACCGTCGAGGAGATGGACGAGGGCGTGTTGGTGCGCGTGGGCGTGTTGGAGGGCGTAAGAGTCGGCGTCGGCGTGTTCGTCGCCGCAACCTGGGTTGCCGTCGCCGTCGGCGTGTTCGACGGCGTGAACGTGTTCGTGGGCGTCGGGGTTGCCGGGACCGGCGTTGGGGTGGGCGTGAACGTCGGCGTGTTGGTGGGGGTTGGCGTCGGCGTGCCGGCTGCAAGAGTCGTCTCGATGATGAACGCGCCGGCCCGGGGCCAAGTCGTCTTCGGCGCGAGATCGCCGTCGCCATCGTTGGTCAGCGTGTGCGTTCCCGTCGAACCCAGATAGTTACTGCTGAGCGTCAGGTGCGTTTGGTCCGTCACGCTCGAGACTGTGTACGAAACGCCGTCGATCTTGACCGTGATGCCGTTCCAGACCGTCCCGCCAAGCGGGAAGTTGGCGCCGCCGGTCTTCACAACTGCGGTGTTCCCGTTCGTCGTCGTCACCGTGGAACTCAGCCCGAGCGGAGTCACTGGAGCCGATGCCCCCGTTGGAACGGTTACCGTGATGCCCGTTCCGCCCGTGTAGGTGCCCGACGCGACCGCGGTCCCAAACGGGTTCTGCGCGTCAAGGATTTCGTACTGATCACCATTCGCAAGACAGTTCTGCGACGAGATGTCCGCGGAGGGGATCACCGCCGTCGTGTTCGCATCCCAATTCCACACCATCACATGACAGCGACCCGTCACGTACCCGTTCGCGTAGACCTTGATGCGATCCACCGAGGGAACCGGCGGGTTCACGCCGTAGGAGGACCGATACCAAGTGTCCGCGTTGCCCGGCGCGGTGCCGGGGTCCAGGCCGTGGTTCACGGAGGTAATCCACGTATTGCCGCTCCAGGTCGTTCCCGTCAGCGTCCCAACCACCTCAACCGTGCCCTCGGTGTAGTTGCCCTGCACCACGTTGTTGGTGAAGCAGCACGTATACGGGTAGTACCCGTAATTGGTCCCCGGGCAGCCGAAGGGACAGCCACTAGTTCCCGTGTCGCCCGTGGATTCGTTGTTCTTGATCGTCGTGGAGTCCATCGACGGATTGCTGTTTCCGCCGTACTGGTAGTTGCGACCCGTGCAGCCCAGGGCGAAGTTCTGCTCCACGTCGTAGTTCTTCACGCTGGCCGTGTCGCTGCCGTAGAACTGCCAACACTGACCCGCGCCGCCCCAGATGATGTTGTTTTTGACGATGCCCTGCGCAACGCCGTCGTTCTGCGTGTACAGACCGTGGCCGTGGCCGCGATCCGGCGCGTGCCAGCCTTGGTTGTAGAGCAGATTACCGTTCGCCTCCATCCCATGCGTTGACGGGCTGCCCCAGAGCGAGATCCCCTGCTTGGTGTCGTGGATGACGCAGTTGATGACCTTGATGCCAAGGGCCGCGCCAACGCTTCCGCTGTTGTTGGTGTAGATGCCGTAGCCGTAGGCGATCTCGGTCGCGGAGGGCGAGGATCCCGAGGAGTTGGTGTTGCGACCGGAAGCGTTGATCGCGGTCGAAGAATCGATCTCGACGCCCTGCAACCAGACGTAGCTCGAGTTGAGCGTGATGACCGAGTTGCCGTTGCCCGTGTTGATGATCTCCACCGGGCAGTTGGTGCTGCCGCTCCTGGGGCAGAGTCCCCCGGCCGGATCGCCAATGATCTTGACCGGGTTGGCCGCGGTGCCATCCGCGATGTCCACCGTCAGGCCGTTGACGGAATAGGTGCCGGCCTTGAGGTAGTAGGTGTCTCCTGCGGCGTGGCCTGTGCAGCGGGCGCCGCCCGCGATCGCGGTAATCGCTCCCGGTGAACCATTGGAGCAGGTCGTGCCGCTGCCGCCGGAGCTCAGGTAGAAAGTCGAGGCCGCTTGGGCCGTTCGCGTGACCACGAACAGAAGCGAAAGAGCGAACAGGAGCTTTCGCATTAGCGAGTGAGTCCGTGCTGAACCGCAACGAATCGGTTCATCCCGAGCGTGAATGTCGTTGTGGTGCCAGCCGTCTTGTCAACCTTCACCTGCGCTGACGCCCCACCAGTCGGAATGTTTGTCGAAACCGGAGTAGAGCAGGCGACACCACCGATAGTGCAAGTCAGCGAGTTGCCCGCCGCGTTGAGCGTAATGCGGTACTTGACCATCGAGCCGGTCGTGACCGCGATCCCGGTGTCCGTGTGCGTGGTTCCGGTGCCGCTCTTCGCCGCCGAAAGCATCCAGTTCGTGGTGCTCAACGCGCGGCTGTAAAAGAGATAGATTCCGTTCGTGCACTCAGTCGCCGTTGCCACCTGATTGCAGAAGCCAATCGTGTAGTTGACGACATCCGTACCGTCGCCAATGCTGTTGATCTGTCCAATGAACTCAACGTCGATCTGCCCCGCACCCCATGAGTTGACGTTGGAACCGGCACCGTTGGTGTTGACCCACGTCGGAGCCGCACCGGTTGAAGCGGCGGTCGTTGTCGTGGCGACGCGCTGGCAGGGGTGTCCCGAGTCGGCACCCGTGCTATTCCCAACGCTGCCACCACCTATCGCATTAGAAGAAAAGGTGCCAACCCCGCAGAACTCCTCAAAGGCGATCAGTTTGGTTGATGCATCGAGCCACGGGTCAACCCACGTCGCGTCTTCTCGCAGGTACTTGCCCGTCCCCGCCGTCGCGCCGGGATCAGGGACGCCGCCGACCGCGTGTGACGCGCCAGACGCCACGAAGGTATTCAGGGTCACGGTCGGGTTGCCCGCCGCGCCGTCCGCATTCGTGATCCCGATACCCGCGTTAGCCGAGGCCAGCAGACGATTGATCGTCGTGTTGAGTGCCGTGCGAATCAGAATCCCGTTGGCGCCAGGGTCGGCCAGGCCACCCGACACGGTGACCGTCCCGCCATCCTTGCTTACCGCGAAGTTGTTCTTGCTGTCCGCATACGTGCCCTCCTGCGCCGCGGCAACTCCCGCGACCAGAAAGGCCAGCAGCGGAGCCCACCGCTTCACTGGTTGTACCTCTCGAAGTTGGCCGAAACCGTTCCGCTGGTGAACGTCGAGGCCGGAATGTGAATCCGGTACTGGTATGACCTGGGCAACGACGTGTACGTGCCGCCGTTACCATTCGCATCCGCCGCGGCCGGGTTCGTCACCGACGCGCACGCGAACCAGTCCATGTTGCTTCCTGACCGACAGTCGATGTTGACGACTACCGCGCAGGGGTTCGCGTTGCACTTGACCTGGGCGCCCAAATTCCGATGCCCGAACGTGTTGATCGTCGCGCTCGTGTACTCCGCACCAGATGTCGCAGAGTCAATCGCCACGCACGTCGGCAGAATGTTTGCCGAGCAGTTCTCGGCCGCTCGAAGGCTCAAGGCGAAAACCAGAAGCCCAATCGCTAGTAGTACCCGTCTCATCTCAAGCCACCCCAAGCTCACTCGGAAGACGCTTCCACGCTTCCATACACGCGCCACACATGAGCGGCGCAAACCCGCGATCCGGCTGAATTACCGGGCCGCCACAGTGCTTGCACGTCTTGTTACTGATGTTGGAAATGAACGCTAACGCCTGATCCGCCGCGTGCTTCAACGCCTTCGTCCCGCTACGCTCGATGCACGCACGGCAGTAGCGGAAATCCGGCCCAAGCGCGCCAACGTCGTACGTGAAGTCCACGTCGTAACAGTGGGCGCACTTCGCCAACTTGGAGAACTTGCGATCGAAGAAGAACTGCGGGAGTTCTTCCTTGTGCGACTTCTTGACGAAGTTATCCACGCGGGTTGTCCACCGTAAACGTGCGGCACCAGAGGCAGACGCCCATGCCGAACACGTCCCCATGAATGCCGCAGCGACAGAGAACCCAATGGATGCCGCGTGCGCAGCGGCCGACGAACCGATGAATGGCGGAGGCGATCTCGGTCGGGTTGGGAAACCGCGGGGTCTGATCGCCAAACTCCCGCACGGCCCACCCGTAGGGATTCACGCCGCGAGCGCTGCGAAGCTGCGCCCTCACCGCTCGCCCCGCGTGTGCCCGCGATACACCACATCGCCCAGGACTTTGCCCGGCCGCAGCGGCGCCCTTGGGACCGGCTTCAGTCCTGCAGGCTTCTCAGCCGAAACCGGGAACTCCTGGGCGATCCAGTAGCCCATCGCATCGGAAATGTGGGTTCTGCGCGAGTACGGGTCACGCTGGTCCGTGGACTTCAGCAGATCCTTCTCGTTCGGACGCCACATGACGCCCTCGAAGTCCTCGATGAGCTCCTTGCAACGCTTGGCGACGCGAATCCCGGGCTTCCCGTCCTGCGCCCAGAGCTTCGTGTCCACCGCATTGACACGATCCTTCACTCGAGGATTGCCCTGCGGAACACGCATCCTTACCGGCGCCGAATATCCACGCAGCGCCAGCCGCATCGTGTCGTAGAAGCTCTTCGTCGTCGCGTCACCGAAGATCTGGAGCTCGCCCTTGTGCGCGGGATACATCTCCCGAAACTGCCCCACCGCACCCTCGATCGTTGACGGCTCGCGGAAGATCTCGTCCAGCACGTTCACCCAACCCGCGATGATTTGACCCACACCCCATCCCAGGGGGGACTGGTTGAAGTCGCAGAAGAGGACCAAGGGCATCCGGTCGAAATACTGGATGTCATCGACAACGTGTACGGCCCGCTTAAAATGCGGGTAGGCGAGTGCTCCAAGGTGCGAGCCGAAGTCGATCTCCAGTTCTCTTGCCCAGTCCTCTTCGCGGCCGTACTTCTTGCGTTCATTGATCTCCCACTGCGGGTCGCTGGCCTTTGCCTCGTCCATCGACCAGTGGATCGGGATGACCGTGAATCCACGGGGCGAGGGATACCGGCGAAGAACCATCAACGGACAACCGACTCCACGGCCGGCGGCGGCCCGTTCTCAAAGCGGTACTTGATGAGCTCCGTGCGGTTGGGCTCGAGCACGTGATCGAACCCACGCGCCCACTCGCGTAACGCGCCCTCTTCCTCGGGCTTCCACTTGCCAGGGGGAAACGCCGGCAGCGACTTGGCTGCCGTCTTGGTTTCGTCTGCCATCGAATCCTCCAGAAAGTCGATCAACTAGGCCGGGTGCTCCGAATCCGCCTGACCCTTCTGCGCGTCCTCCGCAGCCTTCAGCGCGTCAACACGCACCTTCAGCGCATCCAGCGCATCCAAGTCCGCCTGACTCGCGCCACCCGCCGCGATCAAAGCCTCGAGCCGCGCAAACGCGTCCGAAACGCTCTGCGCACTCGCCGCATCGCTCGCCTCGAGCGCCGAAACTTCCGCACCGACTTCCGCGATCTTGTCCGAGATAGCTGACACGATTGCCTCCTCCGTCCGCTGAATTTTTAGGCGGGTAAGGCCGCCCTGAACTTCCACGTGGGCGATGATTCGCTCAGCCGCCCGCTTGATTTCCGCTGCCACGACACACGCAACCCAGATGCCGACTGCGAGAGAGATGCACGCGTACCCGAAGATCTGCGCGCCATTCACTTCACGCTCCCCACCGGGTAAAGCCGATTTCCTTGCAGATGCCCGCGAGCACGCCGGCGGGCCCGTTGGAGCTAGAGATCAGGATGAGCTTCGCGCCCTTCTCAGCCGCAGGAAGCGCTGCAGTCAACGCCTGGTGCGCCTCCGGCATGAACTCGCTCTCGTCCATCACCAGCACGCTAGGCGTGTAGGTGCGAAGCACGGCGCCACCCTGCGGAATCGCCCAGATGTAGCTCCCGGTCAGCCGATACGTCATGCGACCGATCGCGCCCTTGGTCGTACGAATCGCCGCATAGGTGCGCCGCAAGCCTTCGGGAATGCTGTTGTCCTCGATGAACGCGCAGCGTTTGTCCACCGCGAACGCGCTCTTGTCCTCAGTCTCTGACTGCCAGAAGATCGCGTTGTTGCCGAAGAACCGCGCCCGATGCGTACACCACGCGGCAAGAGCCCAGGAAACCATCATGCGACGCGACTTCGGAATCGCCACCATCTGGCACTCGTTCACGCACGCCAGGAGTTCCTTGAGGTACGTGAGATGGCTTGGCCACGGCGTAAGGTTCTGCGTAGCCTCGTCCGTCGTGAGCACGCAATCGGTCAGCCACGACCAGATGTCGCGCTTGTAAAGCTTGTTTCGCTCGGCCAGGATGTCGGCCGCCGCGTTGTGCTGCTCGTCCTCGGGAATCGAATCAAGGATCTCGGGATGCGCGTTGAGATCGTCCAGCGTTTCCCGAATCTCGAAATCCGCTTTCACTTCTTGACCCTCGAGATGGCGTCGAGAAGCTTGGCCATGCCAGAGCCGTCACCGATCGCGGCTTCGCGGTCTTCCTCGGCCGCCGCGGCCTTGCCCTCCGCACGGTTGAGCAGTTCCGAGAAGTAGGGCGAACTGCCAGCCTCCGCAAACTCAAACGCCTTCAACGCCAAACGCCGGCCCCGAGTCATGTGCTGCCAACTCTCGGGCTGGCTGTCCGCTGGAGCGTCAAGGAGCTCCGCTGCAGCACGACTGAACGCCGTGGATTTGCGCGGGCGCCCGCTTGGATTCCCGCTAACGCCGGGAGGAAACGGCTTGCCCGGATTGTCTGGCCCAAACGGTCTACCAGGCACAGACGGAAGCGCTGATTCCAGCGCGAGAACTATTAGCCCGTAGATTCCTCATCGCTTTCGGAGTGTGAGTCCGATTGCGACGTTTCTTGCTCTGTCCCCCGCCGTAGAAGGCGGGATTTGCGTTTCTGTCTTAGTTCGCGGTGGCGCTTGACTCGTTCAGGTTTGGAGTCGCGTTTGCGGTCGCGTGCCCTGGATTCTTCGGTGGCTTCGATGCGGTAGATCCAGCCTTTGGATTCTGAGGTGAGCGATTCGCGGGTGATGGTGTTGGCGGCCTCGAAGGTGATTTTGCATTCGGGGCATCGCCAGAGTTGGAAGCCGAGGATGCGTGGGAAGGGTGACGGCCGACTACGGAAGAGAACGAGGACGCCGAAGCAGTGAGGGCAAGCCCGAGATGATCTATACACGGTGCCGCTCCGAGTAGCTCCGGCGAGGTTGGCCCTCCTCAACCCCGCCGCCTACTACATAGGCGGCGGCGTGGTTAGAGGACGGTTGCCGGAACTTAGAGTTAACCCCGCCCAGGCGGGGTTGAAGTTGTTGACCGCAAAGCTCTTTAGACTCAGAAAAACCCCAACCCCGCCCCCAACCCCGCCGCCTAACCCCGCCCGGCGGGGTTGAAGTGTTTGACTTGTAAGGGTTTATCTGTCTAACGGACTGCATAGAAATAACCTCCGCCCTTGCCCTCCCGGTACACAGAAGTGATCTTCTCGTCAGACTCGAGGAGGCGCACGGCCATCCGAACGGAGGTTGTTCCGGTGCCGGGTCCACGACCCTTTAGGCGCCGCTCGAGTTCAGAGCCAGAGAGTTCCTGCCCCTTGGCGAGTTCGCCCATTACGGCACTCATCGCGGGCGCCAACTTGATCCTTGTGGCCTCCGCGTTGGCGGCCTCCAGGGAGCTTTCGTCCACCTCGAGCATTCGCCCGGAGGCGCTGTCGTAGCGAACGTTGAACGACTTCGGGAGCCTGTTCTGAGAGTTCACCAGCCGGTTTTTGACCATCTCAACCTTGACGATCTGATCGGATTCGTTGGGGAGGCTCATCACTAGCGCGACGTCGGAGAGGAACTCAATGGCGGCCGTACCGGAAAACGAGGCCATCGCAACGGAGTTCTCTTCGGCCCTGCGGCGGCTGTAGCTGGCGCGGTTGGACTGGCTGGTGAGGAGCACGATCCAGCCGTTTCCTGAGGCGCGCTCGCGGCAGAGTTGCATGAAGAGTTTGTAGGCTTCGCGTTCGGAGCCCGCGTCGAGTTCGCGCCTGGCGGGGATGGTCTGGATGGAGTCGAGAATGACCATCGCGGGGTTGCCGGCGCCGGTACGGCTGGCCGCGAAATCGAATAGGTCGGCAGCAGTGGCCAGATCGCAGTCGGGCTTACGGAGCGTTATGGACCGCTCTCCAAGGGCTTCCTCGAGCCGCGTAGCGCATTTGGCGGGGTCTTCTTCGATCTGCTCGAGCGGTATCCCCATCATCACGCCCATGCGCATGGCGGCCTGGGTGCGGCCCTCGTCGGAGAAGAGCGCGTAGACGGGCATCTTCTGGGAGACGTGGAGGGCGATATCGGCCACGACGGTGGTTTTGCCTACGAATGGTGCGCCGCCCACGGAGATGACGCGACCGGGTGGTACGCCGCCGCGGCGTAGGCGAGCGTCCAGCGGAGCGAAACCCGTCGGCACGGGATCGCCGTCTTTGGCCATCGAGGCGAGGACGGCGGCCGGCGAGAGGTCTAGGTCAGAAGGGGGCTTCGTCTCCGATGAGGTCTGGCCCAGGCTGTCGAACACCGAGAAGGTCGGTGGGTGGGATGGCATCGTGATCGCCTTCCAATAAATCAAAGAAGCGGATCCACTGTGGTTTGGCGGCATCCAGAGCGGCCGATGCTTTGCGTAGCTGGCGGGCGAGGTGTTCGAGGTTATTGGCCAGCGTTAGTGGGTCATCGGTCGGGCCGTACTCGAGGGAGTGGGGCGGGTCATCGAGGGTTGCCTGGAGCCATGAGGCGATTGTTTGGAGGTCTAGTTCGACCCAGGATGCGGCGTGGAAGACGTGGAGAAGGGCGAGGCGTACGGAGCGGTGGAAGGCGTCGTCGCCGGGGAATGCGGCGGTTATCGCGGTGCGAGCCTTGGGGTAGGTGTCGGAGTAGGTCATCGTTGCGTCTTATTGGATCGTTCGGAACTAACGATTGGACGTTGGTCTGATGGTGGATCAGTCTTGGGCGTGACGTGGGCTCGACCGCCGCCAGACTCGTCGCGTGGGGGCCGCGCGGACTTGGCTTGCGCGGTTTTGTCGCATCGGCAGTTGCCGCCGGGTACGTGGAGTCCGTGAGTCATGCGACCTCCCTAGCGAGCAGCGGCGCCGTGTTACCGACGCGGCGGCGGGCCATCTCGGCATAGGTCGGGTTGAGTTCGAGGCCCACGAACGAGCGTCCGAGTTTGAGCGCGACGACGCCGGTCGTGCCGGAGCCGGCGAACGGGTCGAGGATGGTGTCGTCCTGTCGGCTACCGGCCTTGATGCACGGCTCGACGAGTGCCTCGGGGAAGGTGGCGAAGTGGGCCTCGGGGAATGGCTGCGTGGCGATCGTCCAGACGGAGCGGACGTTGCGGCCGGCGGGGACCGTACCCCCCTTTAACCAGCCACCCGAAACGTATCCGTCTCCAACCTGCCGATCCCCATAGTTGCCGTCCCCGGCGCGGATGGCCTCCTCCCGCACGGCCTCTTGGTCGAAGTAGTACCGCGGCGCTTTCGTCAGGAGGAACAGGTACTCGTGCGCCTTCGTCGGCCGGTCGGTGACGGACTCGGGCATCGGGTTGGGCTTGCTCCAGATGATGTCCGAGCGGAGATACCATCCGTCGGCCTGGAGCGCGAAGGCGAGGCGCCAGGGAATGCCGACGAGATCCTTCGGCTTGAGGCCGGGCGGAATCTCTTTAGGCGGCGAAGGCCGATAGCCGACGTTCTCGCGCTGCTCGCGCCCGGTAAATCCGCCATTGTTCGCTATGCCTGAGCGAAACCCCGTGTTGGCATAGGAATCCCCGATGTTCAGCCACAGCGTCCCGTTGGCGCGCAGGACGCGGCGGACCTCCGCGAAGACCGCGACCATCTTCGCGACGTACTCCTCGGGCGTGGGCTCGAGGCCGAGTTGCGCGTCGATCCGGCGCGCGCCGCACGGGCAGTCGCGCATCGACGCGGAGCCGCTGCCGGTGTTGATTGCTTGCTTCTCTGAGACCGGCGACGCGAACCTTCCGCCACGCCTCTCGGGTGCATGGTCGCATCCGGCTTCCCCGCCCTCCCACGTCGCGGTTCCGTAGTCGCGCAGTCCCCAGTACGGCGGCGACGTGACGACGCATTGGGCGGACTCCCCCGGGAGCTCGAGAAGCCGCTCGAGGACATCCCCAACGCGGATTGACCACGTGAGTCCCGCGTCTTCCGGCGTGCTATTTGCAACAGTGGTCATCGTGGGGAATCTTTGAGAGTTTTTTTGCATTGACTTGCACTCCGGTCTGGGGGTAAGCGCGTATGGCCTTCAGCCGCGGCCCACCATGCGATCGCGCCTCGGGTTCGTCACGGCTTCTGTCTGAGCATGACTTCGCACATCTTCAGGAGCTCGTTGGCCTCCCAGGAGTTGGTCGCGGTGTGGGTGCATCCAGGCCAGTTGCGGGCAAAGTCGATCTGGGCTTGTGAGAGCCGGCCGCCGAGCGCCTTCACCTCGAGGAGGTGCGTTCTGTGCGTCGGGTCACCCTTGCGGGCAACGATAGCGTCTGGTACGCCGGCGGCGCGTTGGATTGCGGAGGTGATGCGTTGGATTGACCAGCCGGATTTCTGGAGGTTTTCGTAGAGCTCCTTCGCGTTGGAGTCGGGGTTATCGCGGCGCAACTTGAGCCTCCATGCAGCGGTCGAAGGTGAACACGCCGCCTAGGAAAATGTTGCCGAACTTTCGACCACGGGGGCAGAGGGAGCAGAAGAAGGTTTTCTCGCAGCCGTTCAGCCCATGAACGTGCTCAACCAGCGTCCAGGCGTGGAATCCGAATGAGCATCGCAGGGGACGCATCACTTTCCCATCTCCGCTTTCCTTTGCGCGTAGGACTTGTAGCCGCTCCATGCGCGAAGAGACTCGTTGATGATCTTGGATCGCTCGAGTTTGAGCGTCTTGAGTGCCTCGCCAACATTCAGCATCGCCTCCACCTCGTCTTCGTTCTGCGGCCGGTGTGCGGAATCCCAAAAGCTGTTGAGTTCTTTGAGTTGGGATATCTCAAACTTGAGTTCGCGCAGGCGCGGGAGACAAGTCGGATCGAGGATCACGCCTTCCCCTCCTTCGCCCGCTCGCGGATGGCTTCCTCAATCCTCAGCAGTTCGCCCTCTACCGCGACATCGGAATCGACCTTCTCGTATCGTTCGTGGATGTAATCTGCCGCCTCCTCATACGCCTCCGCCTGCGCGGCGCGCCAGAGGTCGGCGTCCATGTCCCAACCCTCAAGCTCGCGGGGCGTGGGTTTCGGAGAGTCGGACTCGGCAACGACCCTCCGAAAGAACGCTATGTAGGCTTCCGGCGGCGGCTTCTCGCTCACGGCCTGCTCCTCGACTTCCACCACTGGTCACCGAGAAATGCTCTGACCGCCCATCCGAAAAAGAATCCGCTCACCCAAAGGTTCCAGGTCACTTCCCTCCCTCCTTCTGCGCGGGGATGATGGCGAGCGGGTCGTGCCCCTGCTTGAGCAGGCAATCCTGCGAGTAGCCGCACCGTTCGCACGTTCGCCGCTGCCGCGTCTGGGAATACGGATGCTCAAACAGGCCCCTGCGATCCATCGCTATACCGTTCTCCTCATAGACGGCCCACTTGCTCCACCTGTGGCCCCAGAAGCAACTCATCGTCGCCCCTTTCGCGCTCGCGGGAGGACGAGCACGTACCCCTTGTCATCCGGGTCTGGCGTGTTCGGGTGCCGATCAGCGAACCGTTGCAGCCGTTCGATGAAGCGCCACCCGCCGCACGGGCAGTAGTTACTGTGGTGGAGCATCGCCACCCTCACCAAGTAGCACGCCTCCTCGATCTCGGTAGCCTTTCGCCTCTTCTTCCCGGCCTTCACTTCTTCCTCCGCCGCGCTCGCGGGAGGAGCACTTCGCGGACGAGGACGGTTTCGACTCTCTCGGCAAACTCGGCCGCCTTAATCTGCTTCTCGCCCCAGTTCGACGGCACCAGCAGGTAATCCTTCTTCTGCCGCCTGTCGCGCCAGACCCACCACTCCCTCGCCCTCCTTCTCTTCTTCCCGGCGCGAGAGGGGCGGGTCATCGGGACACCCTGCCAATCCGATAGCCGATCAGGTAGGACACAACGCAAACGAGAGCGGTCCAGTAGATCGCGGCCCGCAGTATCAGGGTGCCGTCTTGACACGGGCTGATAATCATGATAGTATCCCTGTCTGGAGGTCATGATGATTTACACGCAGCAAGGCGAGCCGGTCAGGATTTGGAAGATTCGCAAGGGAATCCGCGTTGTCGTCACGGTCATATCCGAGGAAGATCCGAATTGGATTCGTGAGAAGTACGCCGACACACTCAAGGCTGACGACGGACTGAGAGAGATTCATAGGGCGATGGCCGTGGCGCAGGAGGACAAATGACGTACCTCCTCCGCGACGTAGACCCCGGCCTGTGGCAGCGCGTGAAGGTGCGAGCCGCGAAGGACGGCGTGCCGATCCGAACGTTGATCTTGAAGCTGCTTCGTACATATCTTTCGGGGCGCGCCTAGCGCCCCTTCTCCCCCTCCGGCGACGGCGGGACTTCGTGAACGTGATGGAAGATCGTCGCTGCCGCGTCGTGGCACTCGTCACAGCACGATTTCCGAAACTCCTCGTCATGCATCCATCGCCGGAACCATTCCAGCGCCGCTCGCTCTTGTTCTTTGAGAGTCATTTCCCCTCCGGCGACGGCGCTTCGGGGAACGAGACTCTGATTTGGTCGTCCGGTGTCCACTCATGCGGGCCGTCGTGACCGGCTTCCAACATACAGGTTTCGCTCATCTCGCCGTAGTCCACGGCGTCGTTGTCAGCCCAACAGTGAAGGTCACTCATTCCCCCTCCGGCGACGGCGCGAGGGCGCTCTGTAGATCCATCAGGAATATGTACCAGTCCGAGTGTCGCTCGACCCCAGTGTTCTCGTGCGCCTTCACGAAGTCACGGATCGTCTTGTCCACCCTCCACACCGCCGCCTCGGCCTTCGCGGCCTGCGACTGCACGCCGTCGTAGCGCTGATACCAACGGTCTACCTGTTCTTGGAGATCCCTGATCCGCGCCTCGGCCACGTCGTGTTCCGCTTCGGATTTGTTGTAGGCGTCCGCCATGCGCTTGTGCTCGCGCTTGTAGTGGGCGAGGTTCTTCTTCAACGCCTCGGCCACGGCCAGCTCGGTCATCGGGACGTGGATGTGATCGCACTTCGTTTTGTCGAGGCGTCGGCACTCCACAAGACGCGGCCACGTTCCGCCCTGCGGCGGAGCCATCTCCAGATACATCACGTTCTTCTCGCTCGGCGCGGGCGAAGCGATACGGTCAGGATGCAACTCGGGCACGCAGTCGTGCTCGGTCGGATCGGTACAACGAATCGGCGCGGGCGAAGCGGGAGGCGTCTGCCCGTCAACGATCTGTCCGAAGGCAAGTTTGTCGAGGATCGCTTGCGCTTCCGGCGTTGCCTTGAAGTCGGGGTGTCCAGCGAAGAAACCCTTCTCCTTCGGCGGCGTGGGCGGGACGAAGCGATGCCAGTAGCGGCGCTCTACCAAGCCCGAAAAGTTGTGATACGAGTGCCCCTTCTCCTTGCCGCAGGTGTAGCCCTCGCCAAGGTCGAACGCGCACCTCTCCCCGCTTGCGGCGGGGGCCTTCCTGCCGCACACCTGGCAGTCGTGGGTCCACGGTCGGTCGCCGCACGTCGAGCAGCTTGCGGCGGGGGCGGAATCTCGCGGCTGATTGAAGAACCGCCCCGCCGACACGGAGCCGCTCGCTACGCACAACCCTTCGTGGTCGATATCCAGCGAGCAAAAGTCGGCGTGAGGCTGCCTCTCGCCCGCCTCTGCGGCGGGGGCGGGATCTTTGACCCATCGGTACCGGAAGAACGTACAGTCGTTTCTGGTTCCGCAGAGACACGGCTTCCACTCCTCGTCGTCGGTGGTCCGATGCTCAGCGTGTCCCTTCTCGCTCGTCTCTGGCGACGGGGAGGGGCTCTTGTACCCGCCGAACGGGAATCCCGTAACTTCCTTCTGGATTCCCGCCTCCAGCCGTTCAAGCCAGCCCTCCAGCGCGTCGAGGCGCTCCTGTTCATCCTTGATGATCCGAAAGTGATTGTCGATCCGCTGGCCGAGCTTTACCGGGCACGCGCAAATATGGTCGTCCGTGATGGTGTGGCAGTAGAAGCACTGGAACGCCTTCTCCTCATGCGTATGGCTCGGCTCCTCGGACCAGTGACCCGGCGTGACCTGCGTGCAGAAGAACTCATGGTCCCATCCATACGGCCCCTCCCGCGCCGTACACTCGCAGCCATGAGACTCGGGACACTCTAGCCAGCTTCCACCGGGAGCCTTGTGCCGCCAGGGGACCTGCGGGTTGGTTTTCATGGCTTCTCCTCCCAACCGAACAGGACGATACTGAGCAGAACGCCCTCCACGAGGCTCGCAAACAGGAAGACCAGCAAGAACGTGGGGAACCCCCACCACTCGTCAGCGAAATGTAAATTGGCAACGGTGGCAAGGTGGCCCAAGAAGAACCAGAGGTACACCCACCCGATGGCCCCCGCCGCGCAGAGAAGGCGTCTCATGGCTCCCTCTGTGGCGGCGGCGGACTTGTGCAGGTCAAGCCGGGATGGGGTGGGACCATCGTGCAGTCGGGACGACACTTGCCTTCCAACTTATCGATGCGGCGCTCAAGGCGCTCAACGTAAAACCACAGAACCAGTACGGAAACGTTGGCGAAGCACGCCGACAGGCCGAGTAACAATGCGCTCACGGCGTCTCCCACTTCGCGTACATCCAGTTACCCGAGAACCACGGCGGCACATCGGGCACCGGTGCCCAATATTCCGCTACCGTCACCTTCGTCGGCGTCTTGGCGGGCTGCCAGCTGGCCGTAGGACTCGCCGTAACGACGACGATCCGCGTGATGACCGTGGGCGCGCACGTCACAACCGGAACCGGCGTCTGGCTTGGCACCACCGTGGGCGTCTGCGTGCGCGTCGGCCCCTGCTGACTGCACTGCTGCTGCTTTGCAAGCATTCTCGCGGGGGTCTGACCGGAGAACCACTCGCCCTTGCTGGCGATGTTCGCGCTGTACTGCGCCTCCGTGGGGGGCGGGTCGGGAGAATGGCCCTCGTTCTTGCTCGACCAGTACAACGCCGCGTCGTAGGGGAAGGGGTTGGGCGGGTTGCTCCGCATCGCCGTGGTCGGCTTGGGGAAGTAGTCCGCTGGCCCCGGAACGGTGTGGGCTACCGGGATGATCCTTCCCAGGTGGTCGTAGAAGGCCGGCACGTGGTTGACCTCTCCACTGGGGGTATCCTTGGTGTTCGACACCTTCAGCACCGAGTACTCGAACCGCACATAGGTCTGAGTTCCGTCCGTGGGCTGCGCGTAGATTTGGTAGGGGATGACGTTGCAGGGGTAGTAGAGCGCGTTGGGCGCCTCGTGCCAGAAGCCGGGGTAGGGCACGGGCAGCGGCGTTGGGGTTGGGTTGGCGGTGTTGGTGGGCGTGCTCGAGCTCGCAAGATAGATGCCCGTTGCGATTGCCGCGGCGCCAGCGGCTGCGATGATTTTCTGGGTTGTCGTCACCTAATCTCCTTCGCCAAAAACTGAATCCCCGGCGGATTTGTCCACACTGGTTGCGTCATCACAAAGATCAAACGCCGACTTGTACGGGGCGACGGTTTACCCGCCGCCGGAGATCCAGTAACCTCATTCCGACTTGCCAAGAAGCTTGCGGGTTTCCTTGAAGCGAAACACCGATAGGGCGCCGAGAAAGGCGTGGAAATCGTCGGGGTCGCTAAGCGGCTTGTAGGCGAAGGTTCCGTCCTTCTTCAACTGGATCGCGCCGCGGCGCCGATCGTTCTTGCCGCTGATGCAAAGCACTTGAGCGGCCGTCTGTGCCCCGATGTAACCGGAGAGCTTCACAGACGTCTTGATCTCGTCCACGCCGCCGTCGCAACCCCACTCGATGTCGGGCGTGCAAGCGAAGAGATACTCACGGGAGCAGACCGGGGTTTCGATTGCCCTGGCCTTCGGGTTGCCGATCGAATCGTGATACCGCTTGAACCCCTCGAAGTAGGGCAGGGCATCCGCCCAAATCGTCCCTTCATCCAGATCGCCCTTGAGGTAGAGCTCACACGCCTTGTGGACGTGTTCTCCGATGGTGCGCTTGCGCTCGAGGACCATCGGCGGGATGCCGGAGAAGTCGTCGGCCAACCCGCCGGCCTTCATGATGCGGTTGAGCGAGGGCAACTCGACCGGCCCCAAGAAGTACCTGTGATGGTCGGTGCGGATGAGCACCGCGTCTTTCAGCGCGTCGAGTTGCGCTGCGGCGAGCGCGTTCACGGCTTCACCAGCGGCGGATGAATGACGCCAGCCCTATTGAGCGACCACAGAACCACGGCGGCCGGCATCACGACCTCTCCCGCGACGGCGCCGCCCACGAGGCTGGCCACGACGGGCGGTCGCTTGCCGAATACCGTCTCACAGCAGTAGCCGAAGGCCATCGTCCCGAGAACGACGTTGACGACCAAGACCAGTATGACGATGACGCACCCGACGGTGCCTGTGCCTTCTTCGCTCATCGTCGCGTTCACTCGAAAATCTCACCGATGGTGCGCGGGGTCTTGGCGGCCCCTTCGGCACCCTCGAGCGTCAGAATCATGTTGTTGAAGAGTCCAGGCTTCTTCTTGCTCTCCTCGCGCTTCCACGTCGCGGTTAGCTTGGCGCCGGTGTCATGCGCAGTCTTGAGCGTCGTCCCGAGATCCTTGTCGAACGTCGAGAGTTCCAAACCCGTATCGGCAACGGCCTTGGTCAGATGCCACGTAGCCCCGGTCTTCTCTTCGACGGCCACCACCTTGAAGCCCGCGAGTACCTGAACGCCATCCGCCGGCTGGTTGTTTACCTGGGTGACCTGGGTGACCTGCATGGCCGCCGGCTTGCGCGGCTTGGGCTGCGGCGGCGCAATCGTGCTCGTCGCCTCCCCGACCGTCACCATCTCCTCTGCGGGGGTCGCCTCGTAGCCCGCGAGCACCACGACACCGCCCAAGACCGACCGCAGCGCCTTCGCGGATGCCCGCGTCTGCGCCATGCTCGAGAGTTGGAACAGCGGCTTGGTGCGCCAGTTGGGCTCATCCGAGAGGCACATCGCCGTCACGCCGCCGATCTCCTCACCGCCGCGCAGCGCAACCGCGTCGGCCTCGAACCCGGTCACCTTCGTGTCCTCGTCCAGATCGAAGGAGATCGGCCGTACGGCCTTCACCTTCGCGGTGATCCCGTAGAACATCCCCAAGGTCTGCCAGTCGTTGTAATCGAGGTAGGTCTTGCCGTTGAACTTGACGGGGTTGGCCTTCTGATCCACGACGCGCTTGAGTGCCGCGGCGGCCTTCTGCGCTTCCGCTAGGACGGCCTCCGGGTCGCGCTTCAAGCCGGGAATGTTGGCGAGGGCTGCGGCCTGCTCCTCGTTCTCGTAGACGATCATGGCTTCGGTCATGGCTTTCGCCTCCTTTGTTAGTTGACTAGTTGACTTTCCCTGTCGCGTTGCCAAACGGACGGGGCGACTTGCGATTGATCGGCGGCCCGTCGTCCAAGTCGCTCCAGTCGAGCAGTTGTTTCATGCGATTGATCGCGGGTTCGCACGTTTGGCAGAGGATGCGGCCAGTCTGGATGTCGGCCTCCGAGAGTGGATCCCCGCAGAACGGCGCGCGGCAGCGGGGAACCTCGAGCGGGCCGTCGATGAAGTCGATGACGCGCTTGACGAAGTTCAGGAATCGGCTAGACTCGGGTTTGGTCATCTGATTCTCCTTTCGCCGGCTGTGCAAGGCCGGCTTTTTCGTTCACGGCCCATGCGCGCGTCGAGAGCGTGACCAGGGCGCGACGGGCGAGCCGCTTCTTGGTTTCCAGATTGCCCGTGCCGTGGCAGATGGTCAGCAGGGCGCCGCGGGCAATCTCGAGGTCGTCGCGCAGACGCTTGATCTCGTCACGCGCCTTGACGTTGTTGACCGGGTGCCAGCCGTTCTCCCCGGAGTCGCCCTTGACGCAGCCGCCCAAGCTGCTGTCAAAAATGCCGCCACAAGACCCGCACACGGCGGCGGTCATTCCCGAGATCCACGGACCCCATTCACGGCTCATTTCAGCCTCCATCGATATTCCCAATGCGCGTCCCCGTCGCCAACTCGGGTGCCGCAGTTCACGCACTCTCGGTCGGCCATCCCGTAGTTCCCGTGGCCTCGGAACCAGCACACGAGTCGCCGCCACAGACGACATATCGCGTGCGGCTCGGACCATCCGCGCCGGCCGCTGTTCACGCCAACCCCCGGATGATCTCTATGGCGTGTTCTAGTGCCCAATTCTCCGCAGAGGCCTCCGCGTCAATCTCTTCGTTGGGTTGCAGCGCAGACCGCAACGCAAGAACGGCCCTCTTGAGGAGGTCGTCCTGCGCGGCGCGCCAGAGGTAACCGTCGTCGTCTGTAGAGTTCCACTCTCGGCAAATCGTCTCCACGCAGTATTCGCAGAGCGCGTCTCGCGTGCAGTGCCGCTGCGGCGTCCACGCGATCGTGGTGAGATAGGCGTCAATAAAAGCCTCGGGGGGCTTCTTTCTACTTGTCATCTCTCACGAAGTCTTGTGTCGGAATCTCTCCACGCTCAAGCCACGCGATCAACTCGCCGCTCAGGAGCGCCGCCTGTTTTCTGGTGAGATCAATACCGGCTCCGTCGTGATACGAGATGGAGATCGAGAAGCGGTCAGCGTCCGCCGAAGTCTCGAGGTCGGCGCCCCTACACGGACTGTTCCTGATGTACTCGGCTATTCTCATTGACCCTCCGGCGCGTGGTGCTCGCCATCACTGGTGGTCGTGCTGCCCGCGAAGCGATGCATCTCGTCTCTCAACTTGCCGAGCTCTGTGTAGAGGCGCCACGTCCCGTCATTTATTTCGGAACGCATCTCAAGAACCTTGGCAAGCAGCACCGAAAAGCAGTTGCGCAGCGTGTGTGGCCGGCGGCGATTCCCAACAAGTACACGCCAGTCCTCGCGAATCGCGGCCCCACACGTCGCACACGCGTCGTTGGCGTGACTTACCGGCTCTCTTTTCACTGCGCACCATCCGGTTCCGGCTCGTGGCCCACGCCATGCGGGCAGTTCAAGCCAAAGAGCGAGCCCGTTTCCTTCGTCTGAATCGCATCGGGATTGCACGCTTCGCCTGCGGGCACCGAGAGAATCGTCATGTTGATGAGGACATCCCGCGGCTCGAGCGGCGGCGGGTCGGGCGGCCCGAAGGGGTGGTGTTCGACCGGGCCAACCCACACGTAGATCGCGCGGGTGTACTCGATGTCCCACATGGGCGTCCAGCCCACGGTCTGCCCGGTGTAGAACGTCCAGCCGGCGTAGTTCTCGCCGCCGTCTTTGGGAAGAACGACGGGAACGGGCGTCTGGCGAAGCTGCGCGGCGAGAAGAAGTGCGGCGATCATGCGGCCTCCTTACGCGGTTCACGACTCACAACCCAGGCATAGAAAGCGAACCCGATCGAGATGGCGAATGCCCGACTCCGCATGGACGTGTCGGGAAAGAACAGAAAGCTGAGCGTCCACTGGACCAATAGGAACAGGCATCCCTTGGCCGCGTTCATAGCTGCCCCACCGTGCAGGAGGACGCCAAGACGATCAGCCAGACGACGAGGAATGTTCCGATCGCGCCGACGAACCAGAGAATCAGCCGGCCACGCGCGGTCACGACGCCTCCTCCTCTTCGCACCGGCCCTCTTCGTGCCAGTCCTCGCAGTTCTCGCAGTAGTAGCCGTCCTCTTCGCGGTAGCACTTGCACGCACCCGAACACCGGCAGTACAACTCCGCATCGCCCGAGTCGGTCTGTTTCCAACCAAACTGACTCATCGCAGTTCCCTCCTGGCGCGCTCGATCAGGGCGTCAGAATTGACGTGTGATGGGCGCGCCGATGGCCGACGAACCCGATGCAACCGAAGCCAGAGTTCCAAGCCCTCGAGCGGGATGCGGTAACGCTTGGGCGCGTACTCGATCCCGCCGAGTGCCGAAACGTTGCGTTCCACGATCCCGCGGGACACTGAGAGCAGTTCCGAGACTTCCTTGATCGAGAACCAGCGCTGGTCGGGGGTCATCACGCGGCCCCCTTCCGCTCCCAAACTTGGAGTTCCTTCTTCAAACCGTTCCGCACGAGTTGCGAGAACGTGATGTCGTGGAGGGAGACGACGCGATCGGCGCGCTCGAGCAGGTCAACGGGCGCCTTGAACGAACGGGATTGCGTCGTCTTTGGTAAGGGGTCCTTGGCGGTGGGAGTACGTTTCATGGGCGGAGTATGCCTGAGTCATACCGGCCACGCAAGCATTATTTCGGAGGCCAGTTCAAGGAGGCGGGAGGGGTACCGTATGCATACCCGGTGCCATACTGTACTACCGTACAGGTTTTACTTGACAGCGGTAATACCGAGGACTACGCTCGCCTCAAATGAACACCGAGGACGATTCCGGCGGATCGGAGCCGATCTCTCTCAAACTGAGACGAGGGCTTCGTGCAGATATTGAACGCTACGCCCGCGGCCTCAACCGCAACCTGAACTCGCAGATGGAATTCTGGGCGCGGATCCTAGTCTCCTCCCCGGATCTCACACTTGAGCTAGAGAAGCGCGCCAACGCTCTGGCGACCGGACGCAGCGACGAGCCCCCAAGGAGTAAGCCGGAGTCCCCGCCAGGGGACGTTCCACGCCGCGGTCGCCTACGGGGGAAGGCGGCTGGGGCAAGGTAGTACCGATCCACCCCCGATTCCCAGGAGTACCGCCCGAAGTCTGCCCAGAGGATGAATGGCCTCCCTCCGCAGCCGAATCCGAAACGGGCGCACCTACTACTCAGTCCGAACGGCGTCGGGTAAGGAGTACGGCGCCGGATGGAATCGCAAAACCGCCAAAGAGCTCTTTGAGCACTACGATCGACTCGAGCGGCTTGCGAGCCACGACGCGCTCCCGCCAGAAAGATCGACTTGGGATCTTCGCCAGCTTCGTTCTTGGGATCTCGGTTCGCGCCATGACCCTTCTCGAGATCGACGCTGGGCAGTTCTTCTCGCGGTACTGGGGCCGCATACTCTCCTGGCTGAGCTTTCCGTTTCAGGGTTAGACGCCTACCGGCGCGTCAGGATGGCCGGCAAAGCCTCTCCAGCGACCGTCAACCGCGACCTGTCGGTGCTCCGTTCGGCCTGGAACCGCGCCAAACCGCTCTCCGGCGTCCAGAATGACCCGTTTGGCGGGCTTCAGAGACTCAAAGAGGAGCGCCCCCGACCCGTAGCCCTACCCCCAAAGACCGTCCAGCGCATCCTTTCGACCGCCCGCACGCTGGCCGAAACCCCCGAAGAACGGCAGGACGTCGCCATCCTCGAGCTCGTCTACCGCACCGCTTCCCGGGTGTCCCAGATCCTCAACCTTCGGTGGGATCAGGTACGCAACGGGCAAGTCGTCTTTGCGCCCCACAAGGGCGGCCGAGAGCGGGTGTTTCCCTACGCCGGCCGCATCCGTCGCCTTATGGGACGTCCGAACGGCTCGGAATGGGTGTTCCCATCCCACCGCAGCGAAGGGCCGCGTAGGGGCTTCCGGCGCTTCCTGAAGAGGGTTCTGGTGCGGGCCGAAGTAGTCGAGCGCGTTACCCCTCATACCTTCCGCCATTCCGCCTCGAGCGCGGCGTTTCTCGCCGGTCGGCCCATCTCTGAAGTCCAGCGGTTGCTTGGCCACGGCTCGCCGCAAATGGCCATCGCGCTTTACACCCAACTGTTCCCGGCGCCGATCGCGCCCGTCCCGTTACGGTCCCAAGCACCCCGGGCAAAGCGCGGCAGCAAGGCGCAAGTCGCCCATCGAAAACGCTAGGAAAACGGCTAAATGAACCTCAGGTTGGGGGGTGGCGAAAGCCTTCGTAAACCGCAGGTCGGCGGTTCAAATCCGCCCATCGGCTCCACTTTTCGGGTCTGGTCCCATTCTGGTCCCAGGAGTAGACTCCGAAAATGGAACCGATCAAGCCCGCCGAGAAGAAGTGCCGGAAGTGCCGCCAGAAAGAGGCCACGATACGGGAAGTCATCAAGCGCGTCGTTTATCCCGCATTCAGGCGCGCGACCGCCGACCTTAAACGTGCCGGGGTGCCCATAGCGGAAACGGTCCTAACCGAGGAGAAAAAACTGGACATCGAATTTGTCTTCACGGAAGCCGTAGATTGGCGAGAGTGGGATTTGCGTGATTGGTCCCGGTCTAGCGCGTGTGATTTCTGCTAGAGTCCCGCGCCACAGGAGGCTCCATGAAACTCATCCCGGTATTCAGCGCCAACGGAAAGAAGCTGGTTGCCTACCGCGAGGCCGAGGAGATCAAGAAACGGCGTCGGCGCCGCGCTAGTTACAAGCTCGCAGCGAAAGCCCCCGGCCGTCTGCGGAAGGTGAAATCAGCACACACCGCCCCTTAACCCCAAGGGTTATCGCCTCTCGGCTGGCGGCGCTGAAGTCCTCGGTACTCTGCTCGTCGAGTTCGCCATCCTCGCCCTGGACCGTCCAGGCGACGGTCAGCCGTACGATGGGCTCCCCGGTCGGTCCCATCGTGCGGATGACCCCTACGACTTCCCCGGTGTACCCCGCTCGGGGCGGTTCGGTGGCGCAGGTTACGCAAACGATGAGGACGGCTAGCCAGACTTCAGCGACGGCCAGGATTCGGGACACAGGAGCACTTTGGAGGCTTGAATCCGGTCATCAGGTCGTGGAGTGCCTGTCCCATCCGGCGTTCGACGCGGTAGGCCAACTTCTCGCTGGCCCCGAATACGTGGTGCGAGAACTCGTGCCCGATCGTGTCCCAGAGTTCGTCGTGCTGGTCGGCCAGACGCAGCTTCGGATGCACGATGATCGTCGCGTGGTGGAGCAGGTAGCCGCCAAGGTGGTTCTTGGCGTCCCAGGCGGCGTTTACCGACTTGCCGGCGCCGTAGCGGACCTTGAGTCGGTTGCGGCGGCGAGGATGCCACTTGGCCATCTCACTCCCACCGGATCGCCCGGAAGAAGCTGCGAGCGAGAAACCCGTAGGCCAGCCACGCGCAGCCGGTGAAGAAGATCGCGTACTCGTTCACCTGGCCCTCGGGCTTCCCGATTATCGAGAAGAGTTCATCCCCAAGCCATGAGGAGACGTGCAGGCAGCCGTGATAGATGCCGAGTAGGCAGATGCCGGAAACCCACTTCTTCACAGTCCCCGGCGCTCCCGCTCGGCATCGAACAGTTCGTAGGCGAGGGAGTCGAGGTCTTCGTCGTGCTTCTCCTTCACCCAATCCCGGGAGGTCAACCGGAGGGTTCCGTAGACTTCCGCGCCGTTGTCAAAGCGGTGAAGCAGATCGTGCTCGAGCCGCTGACAGTAAGCCCTAATCGCCGCCTGGTACTGGTCGCGGGTGAAGATGTCGTCGTAGACGATGCGACTCATCGCTGAAAGAATCCCGAGTAGTTCACCACCCCGCCGTAATCCTCGACCTTCCGCCCAACCTCCACCAGCAGTCGCACGTCTGAGCGACACCGCGCCACCAGAACATCGAAGTGCTGGCTGGAACCGTTGAACGCCGCTTGGCGCCATACCTCAGACGGGACGTGGTACTTGGAATGCTCGAGCTCGAAGAAGTCTGCCGCAGCCTCAAGCGAGTTGGAGCCAATGCGGAACTTCTGCCGCAGGATCTGCACGGGGTCACGGAGTTTCCGTTCGACGGCCGGTAGGCCGTACTTCGCCGCGATGGAGTTGAGGTAGGGAACGTCGAACCACTTCCCGTTGTGCGCCCACCAGACGTGGCAGTCCTCGAGGACCGAGAAGATGGCCGCAGCAATCTCGGAGTCGTTGGAGCGGTCCTTCTTGAACGTGTCGAACTGGTCGAGTCGGAAGACGTGCTCGGTGACGTTGCCGCCGTCGAAGACGAGGATGCAGCCAACGAGAAGCAGTCCCCACCCGCGGTCCAGGGCGAACGTCTCGAGGTCGAACACCGCGAGCCGCTGCGGGCCGCGTAGCCGCTCAACGGGGCCAAACGTAGGGAGGTCACTCCCGACTCTGTAGCCGGCGTCTGCGTAGGGCGTGTCGAGCGTCTTGGGGTTGGTCGCCACGCCACGGTTGACCCGGCCGGCGCACGCCTTGTGCGACGTTTGACTCGGTTCAACCTGCGTGAAGTCCCGAAGGCAGACCGGGCACTCCACGCGGGATCCCGGCACCCACTTGACTTCTCCGGGGTGCGCCTGCGGTTCGTAGCTGATCGGGATGGGGTCGATACGTTCGGAGACGTGGTTAGCGGAGGCAACCCTGACCCTGTGGCAACCCCAACACCGTTCCGACGCCAGCCGAACCATCTTCCCGCAATCTGGACAGGGGTGCTTAGCAGGCATTAGCCAACCTTGAAGTACGGGCAAGCGAGATGGGGAAAGTCTGGTTTCATCCAGTCTCCACCGCTCACGATTCCAACCGCCGTGGCCAACCCGATAAGCGGCCAATACGCCTGCTCATGCGTAACGTAGTTCTTGCCGTCCGGTGACAGCACGTCGATGTCTACCGCGTGGCTGGCGTTCTCCCCGTGGAACAACGCGGCCTGGTGCGCAGACTTGATGCGGGTGCCATCCGCGTTGGTAACGATCTTCCCCGGCAGCCCGCGGCCCTGCTGCCACTTGGCGAGTTGTTCTTGGTCGGTTCGGAGGACTTCACCGACGCGGGCCATCTTGTCCGAGTAGCGGCCGTTGTACATCCCGACGAGTCGGGGCACGGCCTCCTGAAGAATCGAGCAGGCCTGGGTCAGATCACGACTTGGCATTGGTGGGCAGGCCGCTTGTGATCTTCGCCAATGGCACGTTCGGGTCTTTACCGAGCTTGATCCTGCGTTTAGCCCACACAACCGCCGCGACACACACGAACACGCCGACCGCACCCGGCGTCCAGTCCTCTGCTATGAAATGCACGCAAACGATGCCGAGCCGGCAGAGAGTCACGAAAATGCCAGCCACCCCACCAAGGAATGACCCGATTGCCAGGTTGATCGAGGAGTTGAGAAACCAGGGAACCTCGGAGGGTGGCTTTTCGTCGCTCATCTGGCCTTGCGGCGCGTGCCTCGAGCGGGAGTGACCTGCAACTGCTGGATGTCGGCCTCGGTGCGCTCCATCTTGGCCTC